GAAACGGCGCCGAGCCCAGCCGTACCGGCTCTTCACCGAAGCGTAAAGGTCGGTCATCAAAGCGTTCCAGACGGCGCGCTCCTGTTCGATTTCCGAAGGGTGCTTCAGGAGCATGTCATCAAAGGATTGCGTCGAGCTGCCCATTGCATGCGATCCATCGACAAAATCGCCTTGAAACTGAATAGCTTACGAACTTTTTTACCTATCCGAGCAGGTTTCGGGAAAACGCTTCGTTAATGGCTATTGGAGCAAGGGAATTATCTTGCTCCTGGTAGTCAGTCCGTCGCGACGGCCTAAAGAACGGCGAGGCGGCTGGAGTGCCCTGCAGCACTCTAAAAGCGCAGCGTCCGCTTCTCCGGATGAAGTTGTTCACCCAGCAGTAAATGGAAATTGAGACAGGATAATGCAAGTGGAAACTTGGCATTTCAGTAAGTTTGTTCCTTATAGTCGCAATCCGCGAAAGAATGATGATGTTGTAGAGCGGATGGTGGCTTCTATCAAAGAGTTCGGGTTCAAGATCCCGATCTTAGCCCGCAGCAGCGGCGAGGTAGTCGATGGGCATCTGCGGCTGAAGGCTGCCCAGAAACTGGGGATGACGGAACTCCCTGTCATCCTTTGTGATGAGTGGACCGAAACCCAAGTGAAGGCCTTCCGGCTTATGGTCAACCGGTCGGCAACTTGGGCGGAGTGGGACTTTGAGGTGGTGGCCCTCGAACTCGGCGAGCTGCAGTCGATCGATTTCGACCTCGATCTCACCGGATTCGATACCGCGGAAATGGATAACCTCCTGTTTCGCGGCAAAGACGAGGATCCGGAGGACGTCGCGCCGGCACCGCCAGTCGAGCCCGTGACGCAGCCAGGCGATCTCTGGGTTTGCGGGGTGCATCGTGTGTTGTGCGGCGATGCTACGTCCGCCGAATCGGTAACCCGCCTCATCGGGTCCGCCACGCCGGCGTTGATGGTCACCGATCCGCCCTACGGAGTGGAATACGATCCGGGTTGGCGCGAGCGCGCCGGGCTCGGACGCGTGCGCCAATCAGGAACGGTTGCGAATGACCATCAAGTGGATTGGATCGCAGCCTACAAATTGTTTACGGGTGACGTCGCTTATGTGTGGCATGCGGGCGTTCACGCCGCAGAGGTAGCGCGCGGACTGGAGGCGTGCGGCCTCAACATCCGCAGCCAGATTATTTGGGCCAAGCAGCATTTTGCGCTCAGCCGCGGAGACTACCACTGGCATCATGAGCCGTGCTGGTATGCCGTGCGCGGAGGCAAGTCGTCGCATTGGTGTGGCGATCGCAGCCAGTCCACCCTATGGCAGATTCCGAACCTGAATCCGATTGGAGGTACCGGCGACAAGGTAACCGGCCACGGCACGCAAAAACCACTCGAGTTGATGCGGCGTCCGATTTTGAATAATTCCGTGCCCGGAGATTTGGTGTACGATCCCTTTCTTGGATCCGGCACAACCCTAATCGCAGCAGAAAAAACGGAACGCATCTGCTACGGACTCGATATCGATCCGCGCTATGTGGACGTGATCGTGCGCCGTTGGCAGCAAGTGACCGGCAAACAGGCCGTGCTCGAAGGCGAGGGCCGGATGTTCGATCAGATTGCGGCCGAGCGTCGGCCAGTTGCGGAGGTGGCCTAACATGCCGCGACGACAACTCGAGCCCACCGAAGCTGAGCGCAGTCTGGTGAAATCGATGGCTGCCATGGGAATACCGCACCAAGATATCGCTCGCAAGATCGGTGTCCAATCGCCCAAAACCCTACGAAAACACTTTCGGAACGAACTAGATCTGGGCAAGACCGAAGCGGATTATAAGGTCGCCACAACTCTGTTTCAGATGGCTACCTCCGGAGAATGTCCCGCCGCGACCATTTTCTGGATGAAGACTCGGAATCGATTCCGGGAAACTCCCGACGATGATTTCCGGCAGGTCCCGCCGCCAGACTTCGTGGTTGTGCAGGACCAGGGAGGGCAAATCCATGGTCAAGCTTAAGCCTCCCCCAGTGGACCGTATTCAATTCCGATGCACGCTTCCGTGTGCTTGTAGCTTCCGTGTGCTTGTAGCGGGGCGGCGATTCGGAAAAACATTTCTATCGCTGGTGGAACTCTGTCGGGCGGCCTGGTCTCCAGGCCGCCTGGCCTGGTATGTGGCTCCTACTTATAAGCAAGCGAAGCGCATCGCATGGAAGCCGCTAAAGCAGATGACTCGGCCGTACTGGGCGACGCGGCCGAATGAAACGGACCTGCGAATTGAACTGATCACGGGCGGCACGATTTGCTTACGCGGCGCCGATAACTTCGACGCACTACGCGGCGACGGGCTGGATTTCATGATTTTGGATGAGTACGCATCCATCGCCAAAGAAGCTTGGCCTGAAGTGTTGCGTCCGGCGCTAGCCGATAAACAGGGGCACGCCCTGTTTATCGGAACACCACGGGGCTACAACCATTTCCATGACCTTTATCAAAGCGCGCAGAACCAGCCTGGCTGGGCCACGTTTCAGTTCACTACCGAAGACGGGGGAAACGTTTCTGCCGAGGAATTGAAAGCCGCTACGCACGAACTTGATGAGCGGACCTACCGCCAGGAGTTTCAGGCCAGCTTCGAAAACCTGACCGGTGGACTCGTCTACTTCGCGTTTGACCGCACCGAGAACGTGCAACCGGTGCGATTCAATCCTCAGCTGCCGCTGTTCTGGTCGATGGATTTCAACGTCAATCCGATGTGCTCGGTCATCGGCCAACGCGACGGCGATCGGGTAAACATTCTTGAGGAGCTGGCGCTGCCGGATTCCAACACCTGGGCCGCTTGCGAAGCATTCCTCGACCGCATTTCGCGATACAGAGCGTCTTCCTTGTTTTTTCCGCCAGTGAAAGTTTATGGGGATGCCTCTGGAAAGGGACGCCAAACATCTTCATTCCACACGGATTGGCAAATCGTTAGGGAGTTTTTCAAAAACCATCCGTACCAGTTCGATATCAGGGTTCCACCTTCGAACCCTCCCGTGAAGGACCGGGTCAACTGCGTAAACGCGATGCTACGTAATCAGGCGGGCGAGCGCCGCCTTTGGATTGATCCCGCCTGTAAGCAGCTCATCACGGACTTCGAACGGGTCCACTGGAAGACGGACGCCAACGGAAACATGCTGCCTGATATCGATAAATCCGATCCGCTCAGGACCCACATGAGCGATGCGCTTGGCTACGTGATCGCTTACGAATTCGGGATGCAGGGAAAGTTCGGCGAGATGCGCGGGTATGCCGGATAGTCCGACTGCGCGAATGCCGAAGTCAAATCAATGCGAGCTCGACTCTAGTCGGGCTCGCAACCAACAACACCCGTCGCAGCGAACCACTGACAATACGTGGCAAGAAACGAGCTCTGGATCATGACAAAGTCAACCTCCAAATCCGCCATTGTGCGTTTGCTTTAAGGACCCCACAGAGCGTCCGTAGAACTGTGGTTAAGCCCGAGAGAAAGGACGAAAGGCCATGGAAGCGGCCGTCATTGCGGCAATTGAAGAGTTGCGGAATTTAGATGTCAATGCCCTTAAGAGACGACACCTAGAATTGTTCGGCTCGGAGTCGAAGTCCTCGAACAGGCAGTTTCTGTTCCGGCGGATCGCCTGGCGCCTGCAGGCGAACTCCGAAGGAGATCTAAGCGAACGTGCCCGGCGGCGCGCCGCCGAAATCGTCAACGACGCCGACCTTCGCACCCGGGCGCCCCGGGCTTTCCTGTCCGGGTATGGCTCTGACCGATCGCCATCTCGCTGGGATTGGCGACTTCCCCGCCCCGGCACGTTACTCACGCGCCGCCTGGACGACCGTCAGATTGTGGTTAAAGTGCTCGATGACGGTTTCGAATATCAATCCCGTCACTACAAATCTCTCAGCGCCATCGCGCGCGAAGCCACCGGTACCCGCTGGAATGGCATGGCCTTTTTCGCGTTAACGGAGCGGCGCAGTGCGTGACGAGCCCGGTGTGAACGGCGGAAAGGCGACCAAAGTTCGCTGCGCCATCTACACGCGCAAATCAACGGAAGAAGGCCTGGACCAGGATTTCAACTCATTGGATGCCCAGCGGGAGGCGACCGAGGCCTACATCAAAAGTCAGAAGCATCTTGGTTGGACCCTGGTTTCAAGTCGCTATGACGACGGCGGCTTCAGCGGCGGGACCTTGGACCGCCCGGCGCTACAGCGGCTGATCGAAGACGTCGAAGACCGGCGCGTGGACTGCGTGGTTGTATATAAGGTTGATCGCCTCAGCCGTTCGCTGCTGGATTTCGCCCGGCTGATTGACCGTTTTGACCAACGTTCGGTCAGTTTCGTGTCGGTGACCCAGCAGTTCAACACGACAAGTTCACTGGGACGGCTGACGCTCAATATACTGCTTTCGTTTGCCCAGTTCGAGCGCGAGATCATCAGCGAGCGCACGCGCGACAAGATGTCGGCGGCGCGCCGGAAAGGAAAATGGATAGGAGGGACGCCCGTACTCGGCTACGACATCGATCCTCGCGGCGGCAGGCTGATAGTCAACGAAAAAGAAGCCCAACGAGTTCGTGCAACCTTTGAACTCTATAGAACCCACCGAAGTCTCACAACCGTCGTCAATGAACTCGCTGTTCTGCGGTGGAAGAACAAATCCTGGCGATCGCAAAGGGAAATGGATCACGTGGGGCGTCCGTTCACCAAAGCATCCTTGCGTCGGCTCCTTACCAATGCCGTCTATGCGGGCAAAGTCGAATATCGAGGCGAGACGTACGCCGGCGAGCACCAGGCGATCGTCGAGCCGACGGTATGGGAGCAAGTCAGTACGGAGCTTCGTGCTGTCCGGCCTCGAAATGCGACTTGGACCCGGCAGAACGCATTGCTTGCCGGCGTACTGGTTTGCAAGAACTGTAACCGGCCGATGGTCCCTACTTACACCGCCAAATCCGACCGTCGGTACCGCTACTACGTATGCCGCGTAGCCCACTCGAGCGGGTGGGCCGCGTGTCCAACCAAATCAGTCGCGGCCGGCCTGATCGAGGAATCCGTCCTAGCGCAGCTCAAGGCAGCACTGAGTGACAATCGCACGCGTGGACGATTGGATATCTCGGATACCGACTGGCAGGTATTAGAAGGAGGGGATCCTCGCGATCTAGTTCACGCTATGGTCAAAGAGATCGTTTATGACGGAGCAACGGGCGGTGTTTCGCTCGTGCTGAGAGCACGGAAGGTGTAATGAAGATCGAATACACGCTTCCCTGTGGACGCTTCGTTTCACCGCGGGCGTTTCTGACCGAGCCCGTCGGCGAGCCGCAAGGCCCCGCGCCGCGCATCGCACGGCTGCTAGCGCTGGCGCACCGGCTCGATGGCCTGATCCGCTCGGGTGAGGTTAAAGACTGCGCGCATCTCGCTCGCCTGGGTCACCTTTCGGCGGCGCGGATCTCCCAGATCATGATTCTGCAGAATCTGGCGCCCTCGATCCAGGAGTACGTTCTATTTCTTTCCTCTGCGGAAGCGCGGTTTATTACAGAGCTGAATCTGCGCAGAATCGCTCGCGAAGTCCACTGGGATCGCCAGCGCCAGCTATTTGAGAAACTTCTCCAACAATGACTTGCTTCCTGGGTGCGACAGAGTGATCAATGTCGTGACGCGGCTGAAACAGCGAAAAAGGAGATGAATATGTCAGAATCGCAAGCTGTGGCGCGTCCTACCGCGTCCGCGAAAACCGTGCCGGCCCGCAAGGCCGTTCGCCCCAAGAAAGCGGCACCCCACCGCGCAAAAGCCGTTGCAACCCGTCCTGGAAGCAAATCGACCAAGATCCTCGACCTGCTTAGGCGGCCCGCTGGTGCCTCCGTAAAGGAACTCATGAAGGCGACCGGCTGGCAGCCCCACTCA